TTAAAAAATAGTATCTAATTTATTGACCAGTTTATCCTCCATATCCTCAGTAGTATGAGAATAGATTTCCAAAGTCATCTTTGCATTTGAGTGCCCAACTCGATCCATTATTGATTTTATTGGGAGGCCAGACTCTGCTAAAAACGAAATGTGAGAATGTCTGAAAATATGGCTAGATAAGTTTTTTTCTATTTTAGCCTGTTTTCCATATTTTTTTAATATTTGAATAAAGCAAGATATTGTTGTAGGTTGATTCCATCTTTCAAAGCAGAAAATATAATCATCGCTTGACAATGGCTGGAAACGTTCACTAAGTCGCACTATTTGCCTTTGAATAGCTTCCATAACAGTCTTCGATACTTTGATTGTCCGTATTGAATTTGTAGTCTTTGGTAGCGTCTTGATTTTGTTTACTGAATCAAAATTACCTGAGATCTCAATTTTGTTGTTTTCGAAGTCTATATTCTTTAGCTGCAAGGCAGTTAACTCACCATATCTCATCCCAGTTAATGCCAGCACAAGAACCATATCAGCGTACTTTTGGTGATATTCTCGACGATTAAGGACATCGACAAGTGCTTTTATTTCTTGCATGGTGAGAAAGTTGTTACGCTTTTTTTCCAGTTCTTCTAAAGTCTTTGGTTTTTGAGGAATCGTAGTATAATCTACTTCGTTGTTATCGATGTATGAGTATTGAACGGCGTACTTGAATATACCTCTTAATCTGTGCCTAACTTTTTTAGCTGTAATATATCCATTGCTTTCAATAACTTTTTCAATTGCCTGCTGAAGAAAGCGCCTATCAAGATTTGCTAGTAAAGTATCAGATGGTATGACTTGTTTCATTGTCTTATCAACTGACTTACAATTATGTTTTGTGGATTCTTTGACTGTTTGCGCCCACGATTTATAAAAAAGGTTATAGATTTCTTCAAATGTAATGCTTTCTACTTGTTTTGTGCTGAGTTTTTTATTTATCTTCTCTTGCAACAAGATAGCAGCTTGATTTCTTGCCTGGGGAGTTTTCTTTTCCATAGTGACTGAGACTTTTTTTAATTTCTCAGTATATGGATCTTTGTATCGCTCAAAATATTTAAACTTGCCATTTGGCAATTCTTCTACCCACATTGTATTTTCTCCTATATTTTGGTAAAATGGGTATAAGAAAACGACCTTTTGAATGGTTGTTTCTTATACATGCTTTCCTCACACTCAGAGTCGCTAAACTTTGCGAGTGTGGGGATTTTTTGTTTGAACTATTTCCATTTTGGAAACAACTGGTTTTTTATTAAACCGCAATTTTCCCATTTGCATCTGGTGTTTTGAACAAAGCAATGATCCCTTGAAATAAGCCAAGAAAAACAGATATACCAGTAATAAGTAAAATCAGATGAAAGATTCCCTTACCATTATACCCAGCGTAAAAATGATGCGCACCGAATCCACCGAAGAATATAGCTAGTAGAACATATAACCATTTATTTACATAGTGCATTCCGTATGTAGCTTGTTGGGTGTTAACAACTTGCGACTGATTTTGGATAGCGTTATTCTCGTTTACGATACTAATATTGATTTTGTCATCTTTCTCACTGTCTTTTTTCATGACAATGATTTCTCCATCAACCTTGTGAACTTCGACCTCATCTCCCAATTGTGGGACAAAATTTAACTCAGATGGGCTCAATTTTAGGTACTCTTCATTGTGTGCGATTGTGATCTCCGCACCAGTTACTTTGATAATTTTAGCCATTTTTTATTCCTTTCATCTTTAATTCAACAATGCTAAATACTCTTCTTTAACCATTGTTTCATCAGCAATGGTTTTTAAATTATACTTTTCCATAAAAACTAGGTAATTAAATGTAGTGGTATCTTCAGCTATATCCAACTCGGCCTTTATCAGATGATGAATCATATTTCGGTTAGCTTCAAGCTCACATTTCTCCCTGAAAAGGCTATAAGTGTCTGGCGCGTGATTTTTATGGCCTATTTCATGTAGGGCAACTTGGACCCTTTTCTCATCTGATATAGCATCACTCAAAAACATAGTTTGGAGGGCTGGGATATAAAATGCCTCATCTGGAAATAGACCATCTTCAAAAATCTCTATATCTATACCTAGATTTTGAGAAAATTCTTTTTCAGTCATAAACAATCCAACCTTTGATTATTATTGCTTTTTGAGATAAATTTCGATAATATTTTGAATTGCTTTTTTATCTTCTTCAGTTAGTGGCTTCCCATTAAAACGCATAGCAGTAGAGGCGAGTTCTTCGACATCGACCTCTTTGCCCTCAAAAAAGAATTGTTCTTTTGAGTTAGCGATAGCAGGGTTATCCGTACGGCCAAGCAAGTAGTCAGTAGACACGTTGAAGTAGTCGGCGATTTGTTGAAGCCGTTCAGCAGAAGGTTGATTCCTTTTCAACCCGTACAAAGAATTTTTGCCTAGTTTTAGCTTATCTTCTAAAGTATTTAGCGAAATCCCTTGTTTTTCACATAAATCTTTTACGATTTCAAAAGTAGAAAACATTGATTTATCAGCCTTTCTAAGACATGACAAAAAATATTTTACAAAATACGCAAAAAATAGTTGACATTATTTCGCGTTTACGCTAAAATAGTTTTTGTAAGTTAATGAGTTAGTAAAAAAACGAAGTTAAAACTTATCTAAAAATAAATAGCTTTGGCGAGCAAGAAAATTGATAGATATAACGTTTTATCAAGGTTTTTAATTATGCTTTCATTTTAGCAGATACGCTAAAAACTGTCAAGCATTTTATAAAATAATTTACTGACTCATTTTCTTACTTTTTGAAGAAAGGAGGGAGACGGATGTCAAAAAATGAAGCTCCTCTAATATCTTTAGAGAATCTAAAAAACGATATTCAAAGTTTTGTTGAGAAGGTCGCTGATGAAGCTATTCAACAATCTGAGACATATTCGCAAGCAATTTTGCTAGTTTCGAAAAACACTAGTTTTTCAGAGCATGACTTAGCAATGACAAAAGCTATCCAAGACGAAATCACGAAGCGCGCCTTGAATAGCCGTGTGTAAAAATTATATCGCTTCGATTTTCACAATTGAAGCAGAAGCGTAGATGGTTGATGGTTTTTCAATATCGAAGAAAAACGGAGCGTTTGCTACTATTTCTAAAAAACTTGGAACCAAACCATCGTGATGATGATACCAAAGTCCGCTAAGCTCACTTAATGAAACTGAGTTGTTTGAAGTTTTCCAAGTTTGAAAAATTTGTTCTTCATGGAAAATAGCTTCGGTACCATCTGAAAAAGTAACTTTTATTCTATGCATATGATCCTCCTTTCTAGTTTTATTATAGCAGAAAGCGAGGAGAGAAAAAGAAAAGAAAGGAGAGAAATATGCCAAATATGGATGGTGGACGTCAAAAAATCAGAGATTATCTGAAAGAGCATAATTTGACGATGGCAACGCTAGCAGTACAGTATAGCATGGCTCGTCAAGATGTAACTAATATCCTGAATGGTAAGCTGAAAAATCCACAAGCAAATCAGTTCATTGCTCGGGTTATTGAAGATTTTAAAATTCGCTAATACAAAAAGCACCTAACAAAAGTCAGGCGCTCAACAAAATATTCATCTAAATTATATCACGAAAGGAGCAAAAATGGAAGCAGTTGAAATTGTAAGAATTAAAGATGTGATCATCGAGAAAGTTTCGGCTAATGATGAAGAATTAGAACACATCTTTGGATGCACAAAGCGACAAGCAGGAGACATGAGGCGAGAGATGAAGAAACTACCTAGCCAACAGAAACATCTTAGAAATGATGGCCAGCTTGTCACAATCAAAGGTTTTGACGAATATCTGCAATATCGTGGGACTCAAGCTTGGAAAAAAGAAATGGTGAAAAGCAAGAAAATGAGGTCAATAGGATGAACTTTTTAACAAAAATAAAAAACTGGTTGGAAAAAGAAATAAATACTGACTGGAGAATCGTAGCTTTGGATTTAAACAGAGCATTGATTGACCTTCAAGAAAAATACCAACAAGCGAATCAGCGTATAGCTGATCTTGAAAATATTGTGGCGATTTATGAAGGAAAGGAGAAAGCAAGATGATGGAATACATTTACCTGGTAACAATCGTAGGAATAGTCCTGTGGTCACTAGTAAATAAACTAGATGATCACGCTGAAATGAAGCAGAAAAAACGTCAGCTGATGGCAAGTAACATTGCACGCATGAATCTGAGAAATTCAGATAAGCAATTTACTTATGATGTAGAGCCACCTGTAGGGCTCACAAAAGGTGTTGAAGAAGGAGCTTAAAATGGTAACGATCAATAAACTAGAAATTGAAAACGTTAAGCGCGTGAAAGCAGTTAAACTAGAGCCGTCAGCGGCTGGTTTGACAATCGTCGGAGGAAATAACAATCAAGGTAAAACAAGCGTACTGGACGCGATTGCTTGGGCGCTGGGTGGCAACAAGTACAAACCGAGCCAAGCACAACGTGAAGGCAGCACAATCCCGCCAAGCTTAAAAATCACGCTATCAAACGGCTTGATTGTGGAGCGTAGCGGGAAGAACAGCACTCTCAAGGTCATTGACCCGAGTGGTAACAAGGCTGGTCAAAACTTGCTTGATAGCTTCGTGGAAGAGCTGGCCATCAACTTACCTAAATTCATGGAGCAGACTAGCAAAGAAAAAGCGAAGACATTACTACAAATCATCGGAGTTGGTCCGCAGTTAGCTGAGCTAGAAATGCAGGAGAAAACTAAGTATAACGAACGTCATGCGATTGGTGTGATCGCGGACCAGAAAGAAAAGTTTGCGAAAGAGCAACCGTACTACCCAGATGCACCGAAAGAATTGGTCTCTATCGCTGAGCTTATCCAACAACAACAAGCTATCCTTGCCAAGAATGGCGAGAACGCCCGCAAGCGCCAGAACTTGGTAGCTATCCAATATCAACATGACTCAGCAACCGCGGAAGTTGAACGACTGGAGCAATTGCTGGCTGATGCGAGAACAAAAGAAGAGCAATTGGCTCAGGACTTGGCTATTGCAAATACTGACGCAATGGATCTTATCGATGAGTCGACTGAAGAAATCGAAAGCAACATCGCAGAGATTGACGAAATCAATCGTAAAGTGCGTGCTAATCTGGACAAGGACAAAGCTGAAGAAGATGCTAAAGGTTATCGTGAGCAGTACAAGGAACTTGACAATGTGATTGCAGACATCCGCAAGCAGAAGACAGACCTGCTTACTAACGCTGACTTACCATTACCAGGGTTATCTGTGGATGATGGCGAGTTGCTCTATCTTGGTCAGCGTTGGGACAATATGTCTGGCAGTCAGCAACTGCAAGTTGCAACTGCAATCGTGCGTAAATTGAAACCAGAATGCGGTTTTGTGCTGATTGACAAGCTAGAGCAAATGGATCAGCAGACTTTGCTAGAGTTTGGCCGATGGCTCGAACAAGAAGGCTTGCAAGCAATCGCGACACGAGTGTCAACAGGTGATGAATGTAGCATCCTGATTGAAGACGGGTATAGCGTGAAGCCAGAGGTGACACAAACGCCAAAAACATGGCAAGGTGGATTTTAAAAACTAAAGGAGAACAATCATGAAAAAAACAGAAACTTTTATCGTATTACGTAACAAAAAAACAGGTAACTTTTTGTTGAAATACAAAAGCAAAGAACAAACTCTTGCTTATTCAGCACATTATACAGAAGAACTAAAGCGAGCTGCTAAAAATGAAGTTGAAGCTACAAAAGTACAAATTGAAAATTTTACAAAACTAGCAAATGCGTTAGATTGTGAATTGCTCGAAGTGACTGCAACGTATGAGCTCAAAACACTTGATGGCGAAGAGCCGGAAGGATTGATTGAAGGAACTGAAACATCGGATGAAGAAGAATTTAAAAGATTCTTAAAAATGTTAAAAGCTGGATTGGAGAATGACTAAACATGCAAATTACAAGAGGAAAACGAGCACGAGCTCAAAAGGTAGTTATCTACGGACCGGAAGGAATTGGAAAATCTAGCTTTGCGAGTCAATTCCCAGACCCAGTCTTCATCGATACGGAAGGTTCGACAGATAACATGGATGTGGCACGACTCGACAAGCCAACAAGCTGGACCATGCTGATCAATGAAATCGCCTTTATCAAGGCAAACCCAACAGAGTGTAAAACGCTCATTGTTGACACAGTCGACTGGGCAGAGCAACTCGCAGTAGCTCACGTATGCTCACAACACGGAAAACAAGGGATTGAAGATTTCAGTTGGGGCAAAGGCTACACCTATGTCCAAGAAGAAATGGGACGTTTCTTGAATAGCTTGTCTGATTTGGTTGATATGGGGATCAACGTGGTATTGACTGCGCACGCTCAAATCAAGAAATTTGAACAGCCAGACGAAATGGGGTCTTATGACCGTTACGAGTTGAAACTTGGTCAAAAGACAGGCTCTAAGACTACTCCACTCGTAAAAGAATGGGCAGATATGGTTCTATTCGCTAATTACAAGACCTTAGTCATGACGGCCGAGAACGGCAAAAAGAAAGCCCAGGGCGGTGAACGTGTGATGTATACCAACCATCGACCGGCTTGGGATGCTAAGAATCGCCACGGATTACCAGATGAAATACCGTTCAACTATGCTGGAATCGCTCATATCTTTGCCGGCCAACAAGTCCAAACGCCTGCGCCACAACCGCAGACAGCCGCTCCTGAATCTCAGCAGGCTGTTCATCAAGCCCCTGAGCAAGTTCGAGAAGAACTACCTCTCGATATGTCGCAGGTAGCTGAAAAACCTCAAAATGAAGCTCCTAGCACGCCGCAGACACCACGTGCGCAATATCATGCAAGTTTGCCTAAGAGTTTGACGGACCTCATGATGCAAGGCAACGTGACGGAAGAAGAGCTCCAAAAAGTTGCATACATACGAGGTCACTTTCCGCTGGGCACACCAATCGAAAACTTTCCGCCTGATTATTGGGATATGATTGTTGCACACTGGCAGGCGACTATGGAAGTTATTCAAAATCAAGTACGAGCAGACCCTGAACTGCCCTTCACGATGTAGATTTTGGGAATTAGAAATCATAGCAAAATATAATAAGGAGTATCTATGAAAGATAAAACTATTAAAATTGATTTGTCAAAAATCGCAAATACAGCCCTACAAGAAAAGGTTGATAAAGAACTTGAGAAAGTTCTTGAGAACATTCTGGATCTCAACACGGAAGCTAAAGCGACTCGCAAAGTTACTATCACACTAACGATGTCAACAGACGATGAACGTACAGTCGTTAAGACAGGTATGGAAGTCAAATCCACTTTGGCACCGCAAAAAGGCGTTGCAACAACTGTTATTGTCGGTCGCGACGACACTGGTAAAATTCACGCAAATGAGCTCAAGAGCGGCATCCCTGGTCAGACTTACTTTGATGACAATGGAGACATGAGAACTGACACTGGCGAACTCGTCGAAGAAGTAGAACAACAAAGCACAAATATCATTGATTACAACAAAAAGAAAGCAGGTAACTAACCATGACAGAAAATCTCAAAGAAGCATTATCTTACACAGTCGAACTAGCGGGTAAAGAAAACAAAATCATTCGTTCAGAAACTGGGAAGGAATATTTTGACAGCAATGAATATGACTTACAGGAACTTAACCCTCGTAAGTACGCACCTATCCTTGAGCTTCAGACGCTCAAGAGTCTTGTTGATTATCTCAAGTCAGATAACGATCTCATCAGTGATCGTAAGCTTGTAGTTGTCGTGGACAGTTGTCAAAAAGTATCTGTATATGATCAAGTTGATTTTGAAAATGGTAAACGTCCTCAACTTGTGTCTGTAAGAGCATCTGTCCCAGTTATTCCTTTTAGCAATTGGCGCGATCAGGAAGAATTCAATATTATGCTGCAGTCTATGTTCATCAATGATGCAGACCGCAATTTAGTTTTGGATTTTGCTAGCCATCTGAAAATCGAAAAGGGTGCAGAAGTACAGGACAATGGTATCAGTCAAATGGCTACGGTTCGCGATGGTGTAGCAAGCCTAGCACAAGCTAAAACTCCAAATCCAGTAACCTTGCGACCATATCGTACTTTCAACGAAGTGGAACAACCAGCAAGTCAATTCGTCTTCCGCATCAACAAATTGGCAAATCTTGCGCTCTTTGAAGCAGACGGTGGCAAATGGAAATTAGAAGCCGTCGAAAGCATCGCGAATTATTTAAAAAATGAACTTGCTAGCAACAAAAAAATTACTATTTTAGCTTAAAGGAGAAATCAACATGACACAACAATACAACAACTTTGATCACGAAATTGGTTGGGAAGATACTATCGAAAAAGACTCGGATTTCGTCCTTTTGCCTGACGGATTGTACTTTTTCACAGTCGTTGGCATGGAACGCACGCGACACACACCAAATCCACAAAACCCCGGCAAATTACCAGCTTGTAACAAGGCTATCGTTAGCATCAAAATCGTGGCAAACGAAGGTGAAACAGAACTGCGCCACAACCTATTCCTACATAGTTCAACTGAAGGAATGTTATCTGCTTTCTTTGCCGCAATTGGTCAAAAGAAAAAAGGCGAACCACTTCGCATGAATTGGAATACCATAATTGGCGCAACTGGTGTATGTAAAGTCGGAACTCGACAATACAATAACAACAATTACAACGAAGTCAAATCCATGCTCTACCCTGAAGACGTTGATTACACAAAAGTGTTGAATCAACAACCTGGACAAACTACACAAGCAAGCTACCAGAAACCACAGCAGCCGAATTTTGCGCAACAACCACAACAGCCACAAGCTGGATACCAAGCTGGGCAATTTTAGGAGGTAAGGGATGCAATTAAGACCTTATCAACAGGAAGCACGGGAGGCTGTTCAAGCTGAATGGGCTAAAGGTCGCAAGCGCACGCTCTTAGTATTACCAACAGGATGTGGGAAGACGATCGTCTTTTCCAAAATCATAGAAGACCAAGTGAAAGAGGGCAAGCGTGTGCTTGTCCTTGCTCATAGGTCTGAATTGCTAGAACAGGCCAGCGACAAGCTCAAGACTGCGACAGGATTAGGAACGGCCTTAGAGAAAGCTGAAAACACCTCTATCGGTTCATGGTATCGAGTAGTCGTTGGATCAGTCCAGACCATGCAGAGGGAGAAGCGACTTAGTCAATTTCCTCCTGATTGGTTCGATACAATTGTAGTCGACGAAGCCCATCACGCCATTTCAGATGGTTATCAACGTGTACTTGGTTATTTTGAACAATCGAACGTCTTGGGTGTGACAGCAACGCCTGACCGTGGAGATATGAAGAACCTCGGCTCTTATTTCGACAGCTTAGCTTATGAGTATTCGTTAGTCCAGGCTATTAAAGAAGGCTATCTGTCTAAAATCAAGGCGTTGACAATCCCGCTTAGCTTGGATTTATCAAATGTCAGCATGTCAGCGGGTGATTTCAAGGCAAGCGATGTCGGAACAGCGCTAGACCCATACTTGGAGCAGATAGCCGATGAAATGGTCAAGCAATGTGCAGACCGCAAAACGGTCGTATTCTTGCCTTTGGTAAAGACCTCGCAGAAGTTTCGCGACATCCTAAACGCAAAAGGTTTTCGCGCTGCTGAAGTGAATGGAGAGTCCAAGGACCGTGCAGAAGTCTTAGAAGACTTCGAGAATGACCGCTACAACGTTCTTTGTAACTCTATGCTCTTGACTGAAGGCTGGGATTGCCCGTCAGTAGATTGCGTAGTTGTACTAAGACCTACTAAGGTGCGAGCGCTGTATAGCCAGATGGTAGGGCGTGGAACTCGCTTGCATCCGGGCAAGGAAGAATTGCTCTTACTAGACTTTCTCTGGCATACAGAACGCCATGAACTTTGTCGGCCTGCTCACTTAATCTGCGAGACACCAGAAGTTGCTCAGAAAATGGTTGAGAACATGGAAGAGCAAACCGGAGTCATGCTTGACCTTGAAGATATGGAAGTGAAGGCAGCAGAAGACGTAGTCGCACAGCGTGAAGAGGCTTTAGCCAAGCAACTTGCAGAAATGCGTAAGCGTAAACGTAAGCTAGTTGATCCGTTGCAATTTGAAATGTCTATCCATGCTGAAGATTTGTCAAGTTACGTCCCAAGCTTCGGTTATGAAATGGCGCCACCTTCAGAAAAACAAATCAAAGCGCTTGAGAAGTACGGTATCTTTGCTGACGAAATTGGAAATGCAGGAAAGGCTGCATTATATTTAGACAGATTGCACAAACGACAGTCAGAAGGCTTGACGACACCGAAGCAAATTCGTTTCCTAGAAGGTCGTGGTTTCAAAGATGTCGGTATGTGGCAATTTGACCACGCTAGGAATATGATTGATCGTATCGCTGCAAACGGCTGGCGATTACCAGCAGGCGTGCGACCAGCTGAATATGTACCGGGGTGATGTATGAAATTTTTGGATTTATTCGCAGGCATCGGTGGATTTCGTCTTGGAATGGAATCCGCTGGTCATGAATGTGTTGGCTTTTGCGAAATAGACAAGTTTGCAAGAGCTAGTTATAAAGCTATACACGACACGAAAGGAGAAATAGAACTACATGACATCACAGCAGTATCAGATGAGTCTATTCGAAGAATCGGACGTGCGGACATTATCTGTGGAGGATTTCCGTGCCAGGCTTTCAGCATTGCAGGAAACAGACGAGGTTTTGAAGATACACGAGGAAGTCTCTTCTTTGAAATTGCAAGGTTCGCATCTATTCTCAGACCTAAATATCTATTCCTTGAGAACGTCAAAGGACTCCTCAACCATGACGGAGGAGCTACATTTGAGACCATCCTCGGAGCCCTGGATGAATTGGGGTACAATGTGGAATGGGAAAATATTAACAGCAAAAATTTTGGAGTCCCCCAAAACAGGGAGCGCGTGCTCATTATCGGCCATCTTAGAGGAGAATGTACCAGAAGAGTTTTTCCTCTCTCAAAAAGTGGCCAGCAAGCCACTTCAATCAAAGAACAGTACAGCAATACCATTACAACCAGATACGGAAACTCACAAGGCGCAGGGGCGTACATTGTTGAAAGTAAATCGCAGAAAGTGAGATCCATCGGAAACATCCATCCTTCAGGAAATGGGATGAATGGAGAGGTTTATGATTCAACTGGATTGGCTCCCACACTCACAACAAATAAAGGGGAGGGTGTAAAAATTATTCAAAGAGCACACGGTTATAATAAAGGCGGAGAACATGACATCGCTCCTACTATAACGAGTAACAGCTATCATGAAAACAATCATTTATCAGATGGCTTTCGAATCAGAAAACTAACCCCTCGAGAATGTTGGAGGCTGCAAGGCTTTCCTGATTGGGCATTTGACAAGGCGCAAGAAGTAAATAGCAACAGTCAATTATACAAACAAGCAGGAAACAGCGTGACCGTGAGTGTTATTGCTGCAATCGCAAAGGAATTGAAATAAAAGGAGAAAACAGTGGCAGAGAATGATTTTAACTTATTGCCGTTGCTGGATTACATCAATCCTGCCACGGTAGACTACCAGACATGGGTAAATGTGGGCATGGCCTTGAAGCACGAGGGGTATACGGCATCCGATTGGGACAACTGGTCGCAAAATGATAGCAGATACAAGAAGTTTGAATGCTTCAAGAAATGGGATACCTTCAACGAAGAAGCAGGAACGATTGTAACAGGTGCCACGATTACCCAACTTGCGAAAGAAAACGGCTGGGTGTCACAATCAGGCTATGATAGTGAGAATGCGCATGAATTAGACTGGAACGATACCATCGACCGTGATTATCGAGTCATTGATAAAAATTGGATAGAAGGCAAAGAAATCCACGAGCCGACCATTTGGAATCCTATTCAGGAAATCATCAAGTACCTTGAAACGCTCTTTGAAGCTAGCGAAAATGTCGGTTATGTGACCGAGTGCTATCCAAAGAAAGACGATGAAACGGGCGAGATTGTCAAGTGGCTACCTACGAAGGGAGCCTACGACCGTACAGCTGGCCAGCTTATTAAAGAGTTGAGTCAGTGCAATGGTGATATCGGGGCAGTCTTAGGTGACTACCACGAAGAAGCTGGTGCATGGGTTCGTTTCAACCCAATGGATGGTAAGGGTGCTAAAAACGAAAACGTGACAGATTTCAGATACGCCCTGGTCGAATCCGACAGTATGCCAATCGATAAGCAAAATGCCATTTATAAAGAGCTGGAGCTACCGATTGCTGCCCTGGTTCATAGTGGGAATAAATCCCTGCACGCCATTGTCAAGGTAGATGCCGGCAACTACGACGAATACCGCAAACGCGTGGATTATCTCTACAAGGTCTGCCAAAAAAACGGCATCGTAGTTGATACCCAAAATCGAAATCCAAGTAGACTATCACGCATGCCGGGATTTATCCGAAATGGGCAGAAGCAATTCTTAGTAGATACGAACATCGGTAAGACCGATTGGGATGAATGGTATCAATACATCGAAGATTTGAACGATGATTTACCTGATCCTGAAGGATTGGCCGACAGCTGGGATAACTTGCCAGAATTGGCTCCTGAGTTGATAAAAGGCGTCCTTCGTCAAGGCCACAAGATGCTGATTGCTGGTCCGTCCAAGGCTGGTAAGTCATTCGCTTTGATTGAGATGTCGATTGCGATTGCAGAGGGCGAGAAGTGGCTAGGCTGGGATTGTACGCAGGGGCGTGTCCTCTATGTCAATCTGGAGTTAGACCGTCCGTCTGCCCTACATCGTTTCCGTGATGTCTACCATGCAATGGGATTGGCTCCGCAAAATATCAACAACATCGATATCTGGAATCTGCGTGGAAAGACCGTACCAATGGACAAGCTAGCGCCTAAGCTCATTCGCAGAGCTTTGAAGAAGAATTATATCGCAGTCATCATCGACCCGATTTATAAGGTCCTGACTGGTGACGAAAACAGCGCAGACCAGATGGCACATTTTACCAATCAATTTGATAAGGTAGCGACAGAGCTAGGCTCTAGCGTTATCTACTGTCACCACCACTCAAAAGGTTCACAAGGTGGCAAGAAGTCCATGGACCGCGCTAGTGGTTCGGGTGTATTCGCTCGGGATCCTGACGCGCTTATCGATTTGGTCGAGCTGGAAGTATCAGAGGAATTACTGACCCAGCGATTAAATCAAGCAGCGTGCGAAGTGTACAAACAGGCCTTGCAAGAGCGAAATAATGCCTATTACCAGCAAAATGTCGGCTTAGATGACCTCTTGAGCCCTGCGCAGATGCGGACACATTTCGAGAAAGGCATTCCTGATGTCATGGCTCGGGCTCCATTCGTGGATAAGCTCGAAGAAGTCCGTAACAAGGTCCAGATAGCAACCGCATGGCGTGTTGAGGGTACACTTCGAGAGTTTGCCAAGTTCAACCCAGTCAACATGTGGTTCAGTTATCCAGTACACGTGCTTGATGAAACAGGCGTGCTGGCGGATATTAAGCTGGAAGATGATAAACCAGGGTGGATGAAAGCTAAAGAAACTCGCAAAAAGAACGCAAAGGAAGACAAAAAGCAAAAGCTGATAGAGTTTGACGAAGCGATCGAAAACGCGAATTTTGGCGAGCCTCCCTCAAAAGAAGACGTAGCTGAATATTTAGGAATTTCTGTAAAAACAGTTACTCGCAGATTGAATTCATCCAAAAAATATTGGTTCGACAAGAACTCAAATTCAATAAAAGAAAAAGGACAAGACCATAAAAACGTGGTCGTGTCCGAATAAGACAGCACCATAATTTTATGGTTGTGTCTTTGTCTTAAAAAAACAGACAAGACCATAAAAACGTGGTCGTGTCCCGGACAGACAACTATATATTATATATATAGATAATGTCCTGTCGTCCATCATGTCCATACCTGTATAGACAGGGTTGCTTAAAACGCACCCTGTCATATACAAGGGTCATGGACTAAAAGCGAAATTAAAAAAGAAAGGAAGTGCATTTATAAAAATGTCTATTGAATTCTTTTTACCAATGAAAAAAATTCCAACAACGACTCACCAGCAGAAAAAAGTAAACGTGCAATTTGGAAAGCCAATTTTTTATGAGCCAACTGATTTGAAAAACGCCAGAGTGAAATTTGAGAGCTTGCTTGCGCAGCATGTGCCACCAAATAAATTAAAAGGAGCGATTCGTCTGACAGTCAAGTGGTGCTTCCCGCGTATCAAAAAAAGCTACAATGGACAGTACAAGACCACAAAACCAGACACAGACAATCTGCAGAAGTTGCTCAAGGACTGCATGACGAAGCTAGGATATTGGCAAGATGATGCTCAGGTCGCTAGTGAGATAGCAGAAAAGTTCTGGGCAGACACAGTCGGGATCTATATCAAGATTGAGGAATTGCCATGAAGATTGACTATATAGATTTCTTTAGCAGAGTCATTCCTGAATGGATGGCGCGCAGCAATCAGAAAAGTCAAGAAGTCGGTTTCGGCTCAGATGCTTATTGGCTATGGGCAGTGTCGTCGATTAGCGAAATTTGCAAGCAATACAATGATGATGAGCTAGTGACGGAGCAGTTTTGCTTGCTATTTAACTGGCTTGAGAAACAGGCAGGTTAAACCATGAAATACAACAAACAAACAATGATTGACGGGTTAAAGCGGTCAATCGAGAAAACGGAAAAGGAAATCGAGGAGTATTCGAAGCCATGCGATAAACGAGTGGCACAAGGACGGACTGCTCACCGTGAATTTTTGAAGAAAAGACTAAATAAAATGAAAATGCAATTGAAGGAGCTAAAGAATGAATAAGCAGGAATTGATTAAGAAGATTGAATATTTGGGTGGATTTAGCTCAAGTTCCTACATCGAAAAAGATGAAGTTTTAGGTCTAGTAAGGCAGTTGGATGAATCAGAAATAGGTCACGAAGACGAAGCGCCTCGCTATGTCAAGAATATACTAGCAAGATTGCGAGAATTGCCATTGCATGATCGTGAAGTTTGGCTAAAGGCCATCATGGGTGAATTTGAGCAAGATTTTAGTCATGCAAAATGGCGTGAAGGTTATGGGCAAGGGAAATTTGAAGGCATGGTTGAACATGAGAAAGTCAAAGTCCCGCAGTGTGTGGCGGATTGGTATGAGATAAACAAAGATAATTTTGATAAAAACATTGTATATCTTTGTTTGAATTGGGAAAAATTGATAAATGACAATAATTTATTTAACTGGATGTCGAATACAGATAACTTTATCCAAATCCTCGTCAATATGCATCAATTCGGCTACGAGGTCGAGAAGGAAAAGCGGTATTTGGTGAAATTGAAAGGTATTTTTAAAGGATGTGAATATCTGAATTTCAAATTCGGTCGTGTATGGACTTTTAGCAACGAAGAAGAGAACGAAGAATATCGCACATGCCACACAAAGAAAGAACTAGAAGAAGCCAATTTCGGCTGGGTATTCGATTGTCCCGGCGTGGAAGTCCAGGAGGTGGACGATTGACGATAAACATCAAACAGCGATTAAAAGCTTTGCAGTACATCGATATCAAAGCGAAGTCAAAACACCAGGAAATTATCAGCCTGAAATCAAGCATCTTGCGAGGGCAGCAGTTTAACAATATGCCAAAGTCGAAGAATAACAAAAACCAATCAGAAGAATTGAATATTCTGATTATTGATAAAACAGAACAGCTCTATCAAGAAATTCAAGAACTTTATCAAGAACGAGATGAGTTGGTTCAAGCAATCGAATCGCTAGACGATCCGGTAGAAAATATCGTAATGCGGTTGTTTTATATCGATGGTATGACATGGAATGAAGTTGAAGCTAAGCTAAAATACAGTAGAGGCACTATTCAAAAAATCAGAAAGTCTGCCTTTGAGAATTTATCTAAAAATTGTGAACGAAGTGAACTAAAGTGAACTTTCAATGTGGTATTATGGTATTGTCAGCAAGTACGGTAAAGCGGACTGATGACTCCTTTAATGTTTAACGGTATCAGGGCGGTAAGCTGGTGATCTCCTCTTTGTGTTATTTAGTTCAATCCCTGGTGCCGTTATTTAGATTTTTAGTGTAGTGGTAACACAACAGACTCCAAATCTGTTATCGCGGGTTCGATTCCTGCAAAGTCTGTGAGAGGTCTTCATTAAGTCACACAAGTGTGTGGCTTTTTGTTTTGTGAAAAAATGGAGGTGATGGAAAATCGCTAAACTAACTTTAAAACAACAGAGATTTGCTGACGAGTACATCATCAGCGGGAATGCGACAGATGCAGCTATTAAGGCAGGGTATAGCTCTAAATATGCTAATACAAACGCATCTAAGTTACTACAAAATACTACAATCAAATCTTATATCGACGAAAGGCTGGCTCAGCTTGCGTCTGAGAAGATTGCAACACAACAAGAGGTACTTAGCTATTTAACTTCAGTCATGCGAGGGGAGACTCAAGAACAGACTCTATGCAGTATCGGTGAACTTGGTCAACAAGTTATTGATATTGATGTTGGAGCAAAGGATAGAATTAAAGCTGCTGAACTTTTAGGAAAACGTCATAGGCTTTGGACAGACAAGGTAGAGGCTGATGTCTCTGGAACGGTGGTGTTTGCGAATGAGTCAGACATACCAGATTAAACAGAACGATATTGTCGTTGATTTACCTAAGACGGTAGGTGGTGGATATGGCCAGTTCTGGCGCTCGAGAAATCTTTATCGAGTGGTAAAAGGTTCTCGTGGCTCGAAGAAATCCAAGACAACCGCTTTGAATTATGTTATCCGTCTTTTGAAATATCCTTGGGCTAATTTACTTGTTATTCGTAGGTATTCAAATACGAACAAGCAATCGACTTACACGGATTTCAAGTGGGCTGCTAACCAGTTAAAAGTTGCTCATAAGTTTAAATTCAATGAGTCTTTGCCTGAAATCACAGTCAAAGAAACAGGACAGAAGATTCTATTTCGTGGTTTGGATGATGAGTTAAAAATCACATCTATCACGGTTGATGTAGGTATTCTTTGCTGGGCTTGGTTCGAAGAAGCGTACCAGATTGATACTGAAGATAAGTTCAGTACGGTAGTTGAGTCTATCCGTGGTAGCTTAGATGTTCCTGATTTCTTTAAACAAATCACGGTCACGTTTAACCCGTGGAATGAGAGACACTGGCTCAAACGTGTCTTCTTCGATGAAGAGACGAGACGAGCTGATACATTCGCTACTACGACAACTTATCGATGCAACGAGTGGCTGGATGAAGTCGATATTAAGCGTTACGAAGACTTGTATCATACAAATCCAAGGCGTGCAAGAATCGTTTGTGACGGCGAATGGGGAGTTGCTGAGGGTCTAATCTACAACAACGTGACTGTCAAGGACTTTGACAAAGATGAGCTATTGCAGAATCCTGCTAACAAGTTGTGTATCGGACTTGACTTTGGTTTCACTCATGATCCAACTGTTTTGTGTTGTTCGCTAATAAACGACACGACGAAAGAGATACACATCTTTGACGAAGCGTACAAAGTCGGTTTGATAACCAAGGAAGTCGCTAAGATGATAAAAGATAAAGGTTATCATCGCTCGACAATCATCGCAGATAGCGCAGAGTCACGACTGATTGAGGAATTAAGGTCAGAACACGGCATATCTCGAATTAAAGAGAGCAGAAAGGGAAAGGATAGTATCATGGCAGGCGTATCCAAATTGCAAGGATACGCTATTTATGTGCATCCTAGTTGTGAGCATATCATGGATGAATTTTACAGTTATTGTTATCAACGAGACAAAGAGGGCAATTGGTTGAACAAACCAGAAGATAAAAACAACCACTTGATGGATGCGTTGCGATATAGCCTTCAATGTATTGAGGGTGGGAAAGCAACCGTCCGTAGACGCTCACAGTACGGTTTATAGAAAGGAATTAAATGTATCAGATTTTAACTTATCCACGGGATGGATATGATGAAACAGCTTTGAACAAGGAATTGATTTTCAAGCTGATTCGCAAGCATACACAAGAACGCAGTCGCTTGCAGAAATTGAAGAAATACTACTTGGGTGAGCATGCTATCTTGAATCATACGAGAAGGAATCAGAATGCGCCGAATTATAAGACGGTAGCTAATCACGCTAAGGACATTGCGGATACGTCTACGGGCTATTTCATGGGCAATCCTATCAAGTATAACAACACCGCTGAGAGTGACCTTGAGCCTTTACTTAAAGCTTTCGATGGTGCTGAAATAGACCAAGTAGACGCTCAGAATGCGTTGAACATGGCTATTTATGGACGTGCTTACGAGTACATCTATGCTAAAGAGGGATTGACTGAGCTTGATTCGACTAGCGTAGACCCTGAGAATGTATTTATTGTTTACGATGACAGCATTGAACGCAAGGCCTTGTTTGCAGTGTATTACTACGAGATTAAAGACGATACAAAAGATGCGACTAAGTATCAAGCAGAAGTCTTTACTCAGAACTTGCACTATCACATCGTGCTGCGTGATTCGAGCACAGGAACAACGCAGGATGAGGAAGTAGAACCTCACAACCTCGGACAAATCCCAATCATCGAGTATCGTAACAACCACTTTGCGATTGGCGACTACGAGCAACAAATCAGCTTGATTGATGCTTATAATTCATTGATGGGCAATCGAGTCAATGATAAAGAGCAGGCGGTTGAGTCTATTCTTGTCCTGTACGGTGCGCAGTTGGCTGACAACCTAGAAGATGCTAGGGAAGCAATGAGCATTCTTGCTGAAGAGGGACTTTTGGAATTGCCAGCAGATGCTAAGGCTGATTTCTTGAAGAATGCTTTGGACGAAAATGCGACTGAAATCTTGCGCAAGGCTTTGAAAGAAGACATCTACACATTTAGCCATGTGCCGAATTTGACAGATGAGAACTTCGCAGGAAATAGCTCGGGTGTAGCCATGGAATTCAAGCTGCTAGGTCTTGAAATGATTACTAAGACGAAAGAAGCTAATTACAAGCGTGGACTTAGACAGCGGATTGCTATCTTCGCTCATTATTTGGGCATGCAGCAGATTGCTCTTGAAGCACATTCGATTGTACCTCAATTCAGTCGCGGATTACCTAAAAACTTGCTCGAATTGTCGCAGATTATCAATAATCTTGAAGGCAAGGTATCCCTTCGTCAGCTTATTTCACTCTTGCCATTTGTTGAAGATCCTGATGCTGAACTTGAAGAGCTAGAAGAAGAGAAAGAGAAGAACATGGAACGTGTACCATTCTTTAACCAGGCTAACACGAAGCCAGACGAAGAGGTAGCAGATGAAGAACGAGGAGTATTGGACGAAGCGGAAGGCTAATCTCATCTATGAGCAGATGGATAAGGCTGAGAAGCAGGCAGACAAGTTCGATAAGGTCTATCAGGAAGCTAAGACTTACTTGGATAAAGAAATCAATAAGATTTTCGATAAGTTCCAACGTGATTATGGTCTAAGTCAGGTAGATGCTAGACAAGCCTTGAAAAATATGAAAGATCAGAAGGATTTAAATGAACTTCGCAAGGTTCTTGAAGCTAGACCGAATGATCCGAATATTCAACGATTGCTTGCTGATTTGGACAGTCCAGCCTATGCTTATCGCATGAAGCGCCTAGAGCGTTTGAATGATGATTTAGACCGTATGCGTGAGTCAATCTATCATTCTGAGAAGTCAGGTTCAGATGCCTTTTATAGCGACCTGATGAAAGATAGCTACTACAAGGCTACTTTTGACTTGCAACAGCAGACAGGACTAGCTTATAGTTTCTCTAGGTTACCCGAAACAGAAATTAAGCGTCTACGAGGTCTAAAATGGACAGGAGAGGCTTATTCAGACAGGATATGGTCAAATACTGGGGCGCTCGCTTCAAACGTGAAAGATGAGCTCCTAGTGAGTCTCATGACGGGTCGAAGTGTCAAGGATACTGCCCAAGCAATCGCTGAACGATTTGAGGTTGGCCAAAACAACGCAAGGCGCTTGGTTCGTACTGAGTCAGCCTTTTTTCATAATCAAATGGAACTGCTCAGCTATGAAGATGCTGATATAGAAAAGTATATCTTTGTGGCTGTCTTAGACAAGCGAACATCACGTATTTGTCAAGAACACGATAACAAGGTCTATGATAGAGATAAGGCTGTTCCTGGTGTGAACTATCCACCTATGCATCCATGGTGCAGGTCTACGACTATCGCTTATGACGAAGATGCAGATTACAGCAAGCTCGAACGCAGGGCTAGGAATCCTAAGACTGGCAAAGTTGAGTATGTGCCTGCTGATATGAGTTATAAAGAGTGGTATAGCAAGTATGTAGATGGTGAGGAAGTTGGTAAGATTGACTTTTCCAAGCTTACTTCCGAAGAAATCAATAATCTTGATTTCGATGATCTTTTAAAATATTTTGACTGGGTAGCTGAACAAGATGCTTTAAAAGAGAAAGCAGAGCAAGCTGCTTTGCAAGCACGAGAGGATAACGTTCCTTTGGAACGACGTGATTTGGTAGATCGTTTAGAAAAGAGACTTAGAACAACGAATTTTGTTGATGTCTTTGGAGAAGAAAATGCACAAGGCCTTTTAAGAGAATTGCGTTTCTTCCCGAATGATGATTTTGTACAATCCCTCTACGGTTCAATCGATAAATTATCTTTTGCTAAAGTAAAAGAAATGTCTTCTCATGTGTCTGGTACACAAGTTAATTTGGCAAAAGGCGATTTTATTTACAACAAGAAATTTAATCAGAAAGCACATTCAATCGTTCTTCATGAATTGACTCATGGCATCGATAATATCGCAACTTATTTCGGTGCCCCAGAATTGGGAGCTAAAGCATTTAGCAGTCAGTATGACTTGTACAATACCATAAAAAAAGATATGGACAATTATATTTTCGGGGATATGAAGCTCAAAAGAGGAGCGTCTATGGATGAGAAACGAGACTTCTTTAATCTTCGTCAAGCTAAAGTAAGAGATTTCAAATCGGAATTACTTGAACTAGCAAAGAAACTACACCCGGAAATTCGTCCCGAAGAAAATGCAGAGGTTGCCGCATTTGCATCAGATATGATGAGTTCTTTCAGAAGCGCGGAATATGGCTCTCAGACTTTCAATCATCCAGACTCATATTGGAACAATAAAACCCATCGAGGGATGGAATTTATTGCAGAATATACTCAAGCACAAATGACTCCTGAAATAAAAGCGTTTTATGACAAAGTTTTCCCAAATTCTGTTAAAATATACAACAAGATATTTGAAGATATTTCAAAATTGAAATTAGAAAACAAAAAGCCGATTGTTTGGTAAGGAGGTCAGGATGTTTTTTTGGAAGAATGAAAAAATTTATAATCAATTCAAAGAAATCAGCGAGAGATACAATAGTCATTTTGGTGAAGATTTTCCTGTGTATTTGATAATTCCTTTCGAGGTAGATGAGGAAGCTATTTCGAAATATAATTCAGTCGTGGATTCATGCATCAAAAACAATAAAATGTATAAGAAACCGATTGATTATGATGATAGAAAATATTAAGCACCTAGAGAGATCTAAGTGCTTTTCTTATGCTCAGAAAGGAAATTTTGATGAACAAATACAAAAAATTGATAGGATTGATTGAAGATAACAATCTGGAGATACAGTCCTCTAAATGTTACGACCCACAGAGCGCTTGGCATGGTGAGGAGTTATGGATTGTTGATAAGAAAAAACAAAATAAAATTTTTGATTTATCAGGTAACGGTTACTGTTTTCACGACGATAAAGTTGATGAAGCCATTGACGAAGTTGAAAAGTATTTGGAGTTTAAAAACATGAATACTTTTGACGCTTTCAAAAAATGGGTAGAAAAGAATGCTAAACCTCAAGAGGATGTATAGAAAGGAGTAAAAAGTATGTTCATCTGGGAATGGGTACTAATCGCCTTCGGGTGGTTGGTATTTTTTGGGTTATTCGTGATTATTGCAGGAATTATTCTTGCGATTTTAACAGGTTTCAAAAACAGAAAGTAGGTGATCCAACATCTTGACTTGCAGGAATAGACTGCTATAAGTTGAAGTAAGGAGTTTAACAATGAAAGTGAAAGAACTTTGCAAAGTGATAGAGAAAGAGTCTTATGTGACTGTTGAACATCACGGTAAACAATTAGAGGGCGACTACCCTTGTTGCTTTCTTGATTGTGAGTTAGAAGTTAAAAGAGTTTCAGTCATAATTGGAGACGTTATCTTAATAGAAACCTAACCGTATGGAATCCCGTACGGTTTTTATATTGTCCAAGCATTGAAGACACTAAAAGCCATGGAATTATACAGTCGGGGACGACTTTAAAAATAGGAGGTTCGCAATGAACGAAGAAACACAAACAGTCGAAACGGTTGAAGAACAAAAGGTGCCTGCAGAACCTGCACAACAACCGCAAGACGAGAAGAAGTACACGGATGCAGATGTCGATGCTATCATCGATAAGAAATTTGCTAAGTGGAAATCTGAGCAAGAAGCCAAGGAAAACGAAGCTAAGAAGCTTGCCAAGATGAACGCTGACCAGAAACAAGAATATTGGTTAGATCAGCGTGAGCAAGAACTAGCTAATCGTGAACAAGCAATTGCTCGCAAGGAATTGACCGCAGAGGCTAAGACGATGCTAAGTGAACGTGGCTTGCCAGTTGAATTAGTGGCCGTGGTTGATTTGTCCAACGCTGAAGCGGTGACTGAATCGGTCGCAAGCATTCAGAAAACGTGGGAGGATGCAGTCCAGAAAGGTGTATCCGAACGCATGAAGGGTAGCGCACCTATTAAGACTGCGCCACAACAATCAACAGGGCTTTCAAGAGCTCAATTTTTCCAAATGAGTCATTCAGAAAAGGCTGCATTGAAGCAGTCAAATCCTGAATTGTATAACTCATTTTTGAATTAACTAACAAGGAGAATTTAATATATGGCACAAACTAAAATTGCTAATCTCGTAAATCCCGAAGTAATGGGAGATATGATCGCAGCTAAACTACCAAAAAAATTGCAAGTAATTCCATTTGCAGCTATCGACCGCACGCTTGAAGGCGTACCAGGGAACACAATTACAGTTCCATCTTACACATATATTGGTGATGCCGAAGATGTAAATGAAGGCGTTGAGGCTGGCGTTGTAGTCCTTGGAACATCTACTAAGACCGCTACAATCAAGAAGGCTATGAAGGCTGTTGAGTTGACAGACGAAGCTGTCCTTTCAGGTTATGGCGATCCAGTTGGTAACGCAGAGAACCAACTTGCACTCTCAATCGCGTCTAAAATTGATAACGACGCAATGGATGCCCTTTTGAAAACGAACACTCGTAAATTTGACTCAAAAACAAAAGCAATCAGCTACGATGTAATCGTTGATGCTATTGATTTGTTTGAAGAAGAAGTCAATACTGAAAAAGTTATGTTTGTCAATCCAAAACAAGTCACAACTTTGCGCAAAGATCCAAACTTTATCTCAGCAGATAAGTACCCAAATCAAGTTGTAATGACTGGTGAGATTGGTATGATTGCTAACACACGTATCGTAGCCACTAAGAAGGTTGCTCTTGATACTACTAGCGCATTCTACACTTGCCCAATCATCAAGCTCACTCATGATGATGAAACTGAAAAAGACACTCCAGCGTTGACAGTCTATCTTAAACGTGATCCAAACGTTGAAGTAGACCGCAAGTCTTTGAAGCGTTCTACTGAAATCTCAATTGACGAGTTTTACACAGTCGCAGTTTCAGATGATTCTAAAGTCGTGCTTGCAGAAATTAAGAAATAAGGTCTGACCTATGAAAGTCAGAGTAAAACAAGCATTCAATGACTGGCAAGCGAAAGTGAGACGACAAGAGAATGATGTTTTTGAGATGACGGACGAGCGATTCAACGAATTGTCGCACAATCTCAAGAGTGAGTTTTCAGTCGATATCGCAGAGGTTGTCGAGATCATTGATGAAACAGAAAGCCAAGGAGACGAGACGACTCCTTTTGACTAGGAGGTCTTATGGAACTTGAAAAACTAAAATCATTGACGGGCGAGAGTGACGAAACATTCCTCTCGTCCTTGCTTTTAAGGGCTGAAAACATCATTTTATCTGAAACAAACCGAGAGAAGCTGACTCCAGCGCTCAACAGACTACTACCTGAACTTGTAATTGAGCTCTACAACCGCTCAGGAAGCGAAGGAGAGCAATCTAGGAGTGAAGGTGGTATATCTGTCACCTATGCAGAGTCAGGCTTGTCTACGGGCCTTTTACAGCGTATTCGGATGCATCGATTAGCGAGGGTGGCAGGTCATGTTTTTGAGAAAGAATAGACTGAAGCCTTACAACCTCAAACGGTTCAAGAAGACCGTAACGAATGAGGGAGTCGCTAAAGAAGGATATACGGGCGAGGTTGAAGAAGTGCGACTTGAGTTGTGGCCAGCTACTAGCAATCTACAATCTGAGATTTACGGTGACCGTGTCAACGATATCTTGAATGCGAATGCGAGCAAGGATGCGAATATCAACGTGAAAGACGGTATTTGTATCGATAACAAGACAGAGGTCACGCATCGGGTTATCTCAAAGAAAGTATACAGCAAGCATTTAGTATTGGAGTTGGAACGTGTCAGATTTAATCGGAGCAGATAGGCTCATAGCTAAATGCCGTAAGTTATACGGTGCAAAGAGCAACGAGATAGCAGGACAAGCGGTCTTGCATGCTGCCAAAACAGTCGTACAAGCTGAAGCGAAACTCAGAGCTCCAGCGAATGAGGGTGAATTGAGAAATAGCATCAGAGTCCGTCTGAAAGTAAATGGCAACAAGATATCGAGTGAAGTCTTTACAAACTCAGATCACGCTGCATATGTAGAACTCGGAACGGGTCCGAAAGGACAAGAAAACCACTCTGGCATCTCTCCAGAAGTGAGCGTGTCTTATCGGTCTAGTCCGTGGTATGTGCACGAAGACCAAATCAACGTAGGACCTTACCACTTTGCGAAAAGAGGTGAGTTTTACAAAATGTATGGTCAGCCTGCGCAACCTTACTTGTATCCAGCTTTGAAAGATAACCAAGATCGTGTATCAAGGAATATCTCAAAATACGTAAGTAGAAAGATAAGAGAACAGATAAAATGATTAATATTAAACCCTTAATTTACAAAGAATTGCAAAAGGTCGCAGATAATGTGACCGATACTTATCCAGACGATTGGGAGAATGTCCCAGTCGTCATTTTTTTGGAAGAACAAAATAAACCGGGTGAATGGTTCGACGACAAAGAACAAAAAACATCAATTCGCTATAAGGTTGATATCTTCGACAAAGACAGCACAAGCGATTTAGCTGTCAAAATCAATGAGATCTTCGCTTCTTTAGGATTGAGAAGAACAGATTGTCAAGATGTACCTGACCCGTCGCATTTACGTCACAAGTTGATGCGCTTCGAGGGAATCGTTGACCTGAATTCACAATTGGTTTATCAGTATAGAATGGAGAATTAACACATGTTAGCAAACGGAATCACGCTGTCTTACGGAACAGCTAAAGGAACTTACACCAAACTTGCAGGACTTAAAGAAGTACCTGAATTTGGTATTGAACCCGAAAAGGTAGAAAATACAACCCTTGAAGACAAGGTTAAAAAATATGAATTTGGTATTGGTGATGCTGGAGAATTGGAATACAAATTCTCTTATAAAAACGACGGAGAAAATGCTCCTTATCGTGTTTTGCGTAAAGCAGCTGACAATAAGGAGAAACTCTTCTTTGAACAAAAATACCCAGACAACACCAAGGTTGAATTTGAAGGGCAGGTATCTGTCAAACTCGGCGGTGGTGGTGTGAACTCTGTAATTGAGTTTACTCTTAAAATCGCATTGCAATCTGAACTCGCATTTACAGATGGAATGGGAGGTTAATATATGGCTCTACCATACGCAACTTGGAAAGTTAGTGAGGATAAGGAGTTGAAACTTCGCCTCACATCCTTGCAAGCGACCAAAGTTGAAGAAAAAATCGGAGCAAACTTGCTCAAGGTATTCATGCCTGCTGAGGGTGAAGCCTTTGCTTTGCCACCACTAAAAGTCATGCTGTTGTTGACCCATGGAGCGCTTCAAAAGTTCGAGCATGGACTCTCGTTTGAAGATGTATCTGACCTTTACGATGACTACGTTGACAACGGTGGAGATCAGGCAGCATTCATGGCAGATGTTATTTTGCCGATGCTCCAAGTATCGGGTTTTATGCCACGGGAGAAAGCAAGCAAGAAAACTCCCAAGAAATCCAAAGCCAAAATGGAAGTAGTCGATTAGAATCGACTGCTATATTATCAGTAAAAGAAATGGTTGAGGGGCTATATCCGATGTTTTTAGATATCGGAGGAAAGCCCCTCGATTTTTGGGATTTGACAGTACTTGAAATCAGAGACATGATTGAAAGCTATAATCGTGTAAATATCCAAAAGCAAAAAGAAAAAATCATTGAATCTTACAGACTTTCGCAGATGATAGCAAACAATATGTCCATGTTGCTTTCAAAAGATGCTAAACCGCTTGAAGTGTGGGATTATGCTCCTGAGCTTTTTGAAAAAGAACGCGAGCAGGTCGAGCAAGCAAGATTGGCTCAAGAGTTGAGATTGCATAAGGAACGCATGCGCATGTTTGCTGAAAGTCACAATCGAAAAATGAAAATGAAAGGAGAATAGATGGGAATTACTCTTGACGAGCTCAAGGTTATGATTGATGCCGAAATCGCACCTTTCAAAAACAAGATGAAAGAAGTCGAGAACAAGGTCAAAGACGCCTCTAACAAAGTACAGTCATCCACCGACAAAATCAAGGCACAGTCTGGCTCCATGCTAGGTGTGTTTGGCAAATTAGCCAAATTCGCTGGATTTGCGTATCTTGGCAAGAAGTTGCTTGATGTCGGCATGTACTCGACTCAGATGGCTCTTGAAGTTACAGCATCAATTAACCAAATCAAACGTCAAATGGGCGAGAGCTCACAGACATTCTTAAAATGGGTCAACGATAACGCAAACGCTATGAATATGGGCGTTGGTGAAGCAACAAAATATGGGGCGGTGTATTCAAACCTATTTTCTGGCTTTATCAAGGATTCAAACAAGCTGAGCGCATATACTGCTAAGATGTTGCAAACATCGGCAGTTATAGCAGAGGGTTCAGGTCGTAGCATTACAGACGTTATGGAGCGGATTCGCTCTGGTTTACTAGGTAATACGGAAGCAATTGAGGACCTAGGAATCAACGTTAATGTGGCCATGATTCAATCTACTGAAGCGTTCAAGCGCTTTGCAAATGGCCAAAGCTGGGACCAACTAGATTATCAAACCCAGCAACAAATCCGTCTGATGGCAATTTTGGAGCAGGCAACCGCTAAATACGGAGATACACTATCAAGCTCTGTAAACGGTAGCATCAGCTTATTCAAGTCATTGTTGAAAGACTCAGCTCTTAACATCGGTAACGCATTCTTGCCGATTATCAACGCGATCATGCCAGTCTTGAACTCGTTCGCTATGGTCTTGAAGAATGTGACTGCTAAACTCGCTGAGTTTATCGCTCTCATGTTCAACAAGAAAGCGACCGTTAAAGACGGTGTAGCTGGTGCAGTCGGAGATATGAACGGGGCTATGCAAGATGCAGCAGGAGGCGCAGGCGACCTTGCAGATGCTATGGACGATGCAGACGATGCTTCGGGTGGTCTAGCTGATAATCTCGGAGACTCTGCCAAAAATGCTAAAAAAGCAGTCAAAGAATTGCTTGGTCTAGCTGGATTTGATGAAATCACGCTTTTAAACAAGAAAGATGACACAGACGACGGAGGATCTGGTGGTTCTGGTGGGGGCGGAGGCAAAGGCAAAGGTAAGAAAGGAAAAGGCGGTAGCGGACCTTTCAAGGATATCTTGCCGGAAGTAGCCTTGACTGACATGAATAGCCAGTTTAAGAGTATTTTTGATGGTCTTGGAGACAAGCTGAAAGGTTTAACAGACCTCTTTAGCAAGGGCTTCACTGCTGCATTCAGAGCCGAAGGTTTAGAACGTATTAAGATTGGTCTTGGTCAAATCAAGACTACACTTGAAGAAATTGCTACTGATCCACGAGTAGTAAATGCTTTTAATGGCATGACTGAGAAAATTGCTTACGCACTAGGGCAGATTGCAGGTTCTATCGGCACGGTAGGAGTTGGCATCGGGGTCTTTCTTGCCGAAAGCATAGCGAACGGTCTAGGACGCCAAAAAGAGCGTATCATTCGCTCACTTGTGGCACAATTCGAGAATACGGGCAATATATTTGCATCAGCTGGAAACATCGCTCAGGCGTTTGCAGATGGCTTCTATGACGTCATAACATCGACTGGTGCTGTTCGTATTGGAAGTTCGATTGTGTCTGCTCTTTTAGCTATTCAAGCTAGCGTTACTGAGGTTAGTTACAAGCTTGGTGGTGACCTTATGCAAGGTATCGAGCGAATTGTCACAGATAACATGCTTGGTATCGCTGACGCACTTTCAAATGCTCTATCTACCGTTGCTCCTGTTTTTGAGAGTGCAGAAAAAGCAATCAATGACCTGTCAGACTCAATTAGTCGTGTGTATGATAATTACATTCGTCCAACGATTGAATCATCAACGAAAGCTATATCAAGTATTATCAGTTTGTTTGTAAAAGGTTGGAATAATTACATCCAACCAATTATCGAAAAACTCAGTCAAGGCTTCTCGGACACAATTGGCAAACATATCTCGCCAATGATCCAGAAGATTTTGGAGATGGTCGCAAGTTTCCAAGAAATGTCACAAGTCATTAACGCTTATGTAGGTCCTACTATCGGCTTTATCGTTGAGCAATTGACAAGAGTATTAGCTCCTGCAATTGAATATATAGGAGAAGTTTGGCGTGTTCTATCTAACACTATTTCTGATGTTTTAGGAGGCATAGCTGACTTCCTAAAGGGCGTGTTTGATATTATCACTGGTATTCTTACGAGTGATATGAGCAAGATTTTCGACGGTTTCACTGAAACAGGTGATGCTATTATGAACATCTTGTCTACAATCTTCACAGGATTGTTAGATTTAACAGTAGCAGTCTTAAAGCTTATCTGGGATACGATTATAGCAATCTTCCAAGGAATTTGGGATGGGATCGTGGCTATCTTCACACCGATTGGTGAATGGTTCGCAGAACGTTGGAACGACATTACAACTGTTTTAGCTGACGTGGCTAAATGGTTTGGGGACATGTTTCAAAAGGCGTGGGACGCCCTTACAAGCATATTCTCTTCAATTGGCACTTGGTTTGGTGAACGCTGGAATGATGTAACAACGGCCCTTTCAAATGTCGTGACGTGGTTCGGGAATATCTTCAGGACTGCATTTGAAGCAGTCAAGAACGCATTCAGCACGATTGGTAGTTTCTTTTCAGGAGTGTGGGCCACGGTCAAAAACATCTTCGTCAATGCTGGCCAAATGGTCGGTAGCGCCGTAGGTGGAGCATTCAAGAGCGCAGTTAATGCGGTCCTTGGCACCATTGAGAACGTGGTTAATGGCTTCATCGGTATGATTAACGGTGTTATCGGTCTAATTAACAAGATTCCGGGCGTATCTCTTGGTGGTATTGGATACGTAAGCCTACCTCGATTAGCTCGTGGTGGTATCGTCGATAGTCCGACAGTGGCCATGATTGGTGAAGCTGGTAAAGAGGTCGTTATGCCTCTTGAAAACACTGGATTCTTGCAGACTATGGGTCGCATCGTAGGTGGTGCGGTAGTCAATGCTTTGGGCGGTGGTTTACCACAATCAGGAGGCTTCAACGGTAGTGGCGATATCGTCATCATGATTGGTGGACACGAATTTGGTCGTGTAGCTATCCAAGAAATCAATCGAGAACAAGAACGTGCAGGACAAGTCTTGCTTAACATCTAAAGGGAGGTAAAATGGCACGCTTAATTATCAACGGGGTGGCTGTTAAGCCTCCTCAAAAATTTCAAGTCGGTATCCAAGATATTGATGGAGAAACTGGTCGAAACGCTAACGGAGACATGATGCGTGATCGTATCACGACCAAGCGGAAGTTAGATTGTGAATGGGGCATGCTGACTCAAGATGAAATGAGTCAGCTTTTAAATGCCGTCTCAGCGGTCTTTTTTGAGGTCTCTTATCCCGACCCTGTAAGAGGCCAGACAACAGGGACTTTCTATGTTGGAGATAGAACGGCTCCAAGTTATTCGTTTACAAACAAGCTCAAGCCATGGTCGGGCGCTAAATTTAATCTGGTAGAAAGGTAGGTTAGAACATGGATATATTCAGAAGAAAGAAATTTGATGAAGCGATGTTCGCTAAAGATCGTACCCTTTCTATCAGAGTAGGACAGTATCAGTCAAGCAACATCAAAGAGGCTAGCTTCGATTACGGCTATATTAAGGGTGACACTTATAAGCCTGGTGGAACATGTGCAGGTAGTGCTAAAATCGTCTTTACAAGCATCATTACCACTTTCAATAAGTTAGATAAGGTTTACCCTGAAATCGGTCTTTTGGTCGATGGAACCTATGAATGGGTCAAAATGGGTGAATACTTCATCAATGATATTGAAATTGACCGCAACCGTAAAACGACTACGCTTGACCTCATGGACGGAATGTTCAAACTCAATCGTGAACACATTACATCTCTGACCTATCCTGCTGAAATTAGACAAGTCATCAAAGAGATTTGTCTGAAAACGGGAGTCGAACTGGCAAACGAGAACATGGATATTACATCCATGAATTACCGAATCGAAAGCATTCCGAAAGAAAAGAAAATGACATTCAGAGATGTCTTGAGTCTAGCTACTCAAATGCTCGGGATGTCTTGTTTTTTCAATCGAGAAGGGAAACTTGAAATCAAAGAGTTGACCGACTCAGGTATCGTGATTACTGCAGACAGCTACTTTATGCACGGATTGACCAAAAGCGAAGTCGAGTATCGGATTGCAGGGATAACCTGCAAGAAAGATAAAGAGATACTTACGGTCGGAATGCGTACGGGTCGCTCGTTAGAATTGGATAATCTGTTCATGTCTCAAGCGATTTTGGATAATCTCTATCACAAAATCAAGGATATTCGCTATTATTCATTTAATTTGAATTATCAGGGGCACCTCTTACTAAACGTGGGTGAATGGGTGACTATCAAGACCAATACCGGCGAGACCTTCAAATCGCCTGTATTGAGTCAATCATTCACGTTTAAGGGTGGGCTTCGTGGTCGTATCAGCGCAGACAGCAAGGCTGGAAATGATGCTCAGTATTCGTATGCAGGAACGCTCACGAAGAAGATTGAGCAATTCAGCGAATTTGAGAAACAAATTCAAAACCAAATCGAAGAAGCAGACAAAGGCTTTGACAAGAAAGTCGATAAAATCAAGAATGACTTTAACGACCAGATTGAACTAGCCAAAGCAAAAGCTGAAGAAGTCAAGCAAAGTCTAACAGAGACTATCGACCAGCGGTTTAGCAGCTTTAACAACGGCCCATTACAAGAAGTCAAGCGTAGAGCTGAAGAAGCATTGCGAAATGCTGGTGCGAGCTCATCTCTTGCTCAAGAGGCTAAGCGAATCAGCGAGCAGGCAACCGCTGATATAACCAAATTAAAAAACGAGGTCGTTGATGGATATGTCGGCAAGAATACTTACCAAGAAGGAATTCGTGGGATTGAGCGACGGATTGAGGAAGTGAAGACATCAACGAATGGCCAAATTGCTACTCAAATCGCTGCGTACAAGCAATCAGTAGATGGCCGATTCACAAGCTTATCTTCTCAAATTGACAGCAAAGCTAATCTTGTAGATTTTCAGCGTGTACAAGAAACAAGCAAACTCTATGAGAGGATTATCGGTAGCAACGAGAATGACATTTCGAATAAGGTTGCTCGCATGGCTTTGACCAATCAACTGTTTCAAGTCGAAGTCGGCAAATATGCAAATACAGGTGGTCCCAATATGCTACGAAATTCGAGGATGGACGATGGCTTGAAATATTGGGAAGGCGAGAATTTGAAACAGTGGAGTCACTCGTTCTATTTTAATGAACAAAAACATATGTTTATGCTCTTACAGAAGTCTTGGCTTAAATCACCACGCTTTTTGCTTAAACGAAATACAAGCTACAAATTAAACTTTTTCGGTTTTAACTCAGGAAACACAAAGTATTTAAAAATAGTTTTGCGAAAACGAAAAAAAGGCGAGAAACAAGATTACACAGCTGAGGAGATTTTATTTAATGAAAGTTCGTGGCCTATCCTAAATACATCGCAAGCCGTTCATAAATCTTTAACTTTTGATACCAAGGATTTCGACGAAGGTTATCTCTATATTGAAAACGGAGGGCCAAATAACGGAGCGGATAAGTGGTCAGGTGTGTTTTTGACAGAATTCGACCTGTACGAGGGCACAACCGATCGCAAATGGCAACCAGCTCCTGAAGATGCGACGATGGAAACTGACAAGACTCTTGAAGCGACTCAAACTAAAATGACTCAACTTGCTGGCTCATGGGCGATTCAAAACCTGACTAGCGCAGGTTCAATCATTTCACAAATCAATGCAACGAACAATCAAATTCTGATTGAAGCCGAGAAAATTAGGCTCAAGGGCAAGACCTTACTTGATGAACTCACTGCAATAGATGGATATTTCAAACGTCTGTTCGTCGGTGAAGGTGCATTTGCGAAGCTGAATGCTGAGATTATCGGCTCAAAGACTATCACAGCTGACAAGCTAATAATGGACTCGGCAATGGCTCGGTTGTTCGTTTCAAGCGATATCTTCACGGACACGCTTGCGTCGAAGGCAGCCTTTATCACCAAGCTTCGGTCAGTAGTAGTGTCTGCGACCTTGTTCGAGGGATACAAAGGTAAGATTGGTGGATTCCAAATCGGTACGCACGACAAGGACCCGTCAACTTACTGGTTGACTGGTCAGAATCAGTTTGCTGTTGGCATGAGCAACGGTAGCACTAAATGGGGTCAAACCTCTCTTTGGGTAAACTGGGGCAACGATTGGGAGAAACCTGGCGACTATGCTTGGTTTGTTAAACGTACAGGAGAAATGTTTTGTTACAATCGAGCTTACTTTTGGAATACACCAGTTATCAATGGTAATTTGCGTGTTACAGGCGAAATCTACTACAACAATGAGAACTCAGGAAAATCTGGTTACTGGATTTACTCTCCCCAATACAAGCAAATCTTTAGCGAAAATGGCTATATGTATTTTGTTTGGAGTGGTGGCGGTTCTAATTGGATCCCGATGAACAAAGAAATCTCAGACCGTCGCTACAAATCAAATATCCAAGATAGCCAAGTCTCAGGCATCGATGTAATCAAAAACTTGAAGACGTATAGCTATCGCAAAGAATACGATGGCAAAATAGAGGATATCTCCTGTGGTATCATGGCGCAGGATGTCCAGAAATATGTTCCTGAAGCATTTTACAAAAATCCTGACGGTGCATACTCATATCGCACATTTGAACTTGTGCCTTATCTCATTAAGGCCATTCAAGAACTCAATCAAAAAATAGAAAAATTGGAGAAAACAGCATGAACGAACAAAACCAACAAATCAGCAGTCTAGCGATTAAGTCGCTTAGTGAGAAAATCAGCAAAGAGGCCACTCAATCGGCTACGCTCGAAGCCCTCTACACAGTAACTGCGATGGAGCTTGAGCAAATGAAGCAGGTCATCGAATCTGACGAAGAGCTCAAAGCGAAATTTGAAGAAGCGAAAGGAAAAATGACAAATGGCAATTAACAACTATGAACTGGCAAGCAAACCTTATACACGAGGTTTTGGCGATAATATCAAGACAGTAGTTGAAATTCGTCTGTCGGATGGCAGTCGCTACAGTACGAATATGCGTGAGTTGGCAGGAGACCGGACGAATGAGCAAGAGGATGTCTTAATTCAAGCAGTACTGGATATTATCAAGGCAGAATTAGACCCAGGATCCGCAATCGTGAAGGCTCAAGCTGAGATTGAACAAGCGGTTCAATCTTTGGCAAAAGCTAAGACTGATCTCTCAGCGAACAAAGAGAACATTGATAGTGTATCAGCGATTACTGAGGTTCTCATTGCTCTAGCGATTGGCCAGAATGGTGGGATGCCAACGAATACTTATGAAAAGGTTGCTCAATTCATCAAGCCTCTTGTTAAGGACCGTCGTTATGTAAACGGTGATATCGTATCAATGCCTTATCCGTACGACACGAATCCGAAGTGGCCGAAGGAAACACTTACCATCCTGAAATTCCAGATGCAACCATCTGAAGGGTACACTTACAAGGAGCAGGCTCTTGCTGAAATGCTACAGAAGGGTATTCTGACTGTGGTCATGCCACGAATTGAGTAGAGGGTGGTTATATGCCAATTGAAGAAGCTGAAAGAATCGCTCAAAGTCAAGTAGCTTGGGCGATTTTGTTTATCTTGCTTTTCTTTATTATCATTCGATATCTTATCAAGACTTCAGACAAGCGAGAAAAGAAGATTATGGATTTGCATGAGCAATCAAAGGCCGACTCTAACAGACGAGAAGAGCGTTTGATGACTCATCTGGAAAAGACAACTACAGAATTAACCACAATTACTCACACGGTCGGTGACATTCAAAAAGAAATGGTCCGCATGAACGACCGCATGGACGAAATCGAAAAAGGAGAATAACATGCAACAAATCAATGAAATCATCGTAAATGGAGCAATCAGCATTCTTGTAATTTTGGCAGGTATCGCAGTCAAGGCGGTCAAAGAATACCTTGTAAAAAAAGGTGGAGAAAAGACCATCAAGATTGTCGAAATCTTAGCTAAGAACGCAGTTAATGCCGTTGAGCAGGTAGCTGCTCAAACTGGCTACAAAGGCGAAGAGAAGCTTGAGCAAGCACGTACTAAAATCCGTGCTGAACTTACCAAATACAACATCAGTATGACTGATAAAGACTTAGACACATTTGTCGAGTCAGCGGTCAAGCAAATGAACGAAGCCTGGAAAGGGGAATAATCATGGATATTGATACAAGTAGACTAAGAACCGACCTTCCACAAGTTGGGGAACAACCATACAGACAAATTCATGCGCATTCAACAGGAAACCCGAACTCAACGGCACAAAATGAAGCAGACTACCACATGCGCCGTCCTGTTGATTCAGGATTTTTCTCACATGTCGTCGGTAACGGCCGTGTGATGCAGACCTGGTACACAGACATGGGGGCCTACGACGTAGGAGGTGGCTGGAACGTTGAAGGATACGGCCAAGTTGAGCTTATTGAAAGTCATGAAACCAAGGAAGAGTTCATGCGTGATTATAAGCTCTATGTTGAGCTTTTGCGGAACCTTGCAGACGAAGCTGGAATTCCGAAAACACTTGACTCTGACAGTCTAGCTGGTATTAAGACGCACCAATACTGTACTTATAACCAGCCAAGAAACTACTCTGACCATGTTGACCCATATCCTTATTTGGCCAAATGGGGCATCAGTCGTGAGCAGTTCAAGAAAGACATCGAAGGCGGTCTATCTGAAGCTGGTTGGAAACAAAATAGCACTGGCTGGTGGTGGGAGGAGTCAGACGGCTCTTATCCTACAAATCGCTGGAAACAAATCAACAACGAATGGTTCTATTTTGATGACCATGGCTATTGCTTAATCAATCGATGGTTCAATGATGGCAAAGATTGGTTCTATCTTGATAAACGTGGGGCGATGGTAACAGGCTGGATGTTCCTAAATAATCGCTGGTATTTCTTCAAGTCAGACGGCCGCATGGCCAAAGGCTGGGTTAAGTATCGTGAAACTTGGTATTTTATGGAAGAAAAAGATGGTTATATGCTATCTAAACAATTCGTCAAGTCTGGCGATGGCTGGTACTATCTAAAAGCAAATGGTGAACTTCATACTGATCCAGCATTCAAAACAGAACCAGATGGTCTGGTGACCGTCGTTGACAAACCAAAAGAAGAAAAATAAAACAGAAAGGATTTCAAATAGATTACACTAACCGCAGGCAATAGCTTGCGGTTTTTTTGTTTGCTCTGGAATGTTATTACTTAAAAGTGCGTTGCTATCAGTTTTGTTAATGCCAACAAAATTGGCCCGAAAGTAGTTTCAGAATAAAAAAACTTTAAATATTTTTATTAAAATACTTGACGAACGTCAAGTATAGTGATATACTATAATCAAGATAAGGAAACGAGGAAATCAAAAATGAAAAAAGAAGTTATGACACTGGCATGGGAAATAGCAAAACGTGGCGCTAAAAGATTCGGCGGTTCAACAGTTGAATACATCGCAGAAGCTATGAAAATCGCATGGGGAATCGTTAAATCAGAACAAGAAGAAACAGAACACTATAACTTAAAACAATGGCATGCAGTTGAAGCAAAAATGCGCCAAGCTGGTAAATATGGATACGCTAATATGCTCGGTGAAGCTAAAGAAGTGCACTTCAACGAAGTGATGCACAAAGCTGGCGCTTACTACGGCATCGAAGTTATTGCAGACGGTTCTAACTACGGAACTTACTATATTTCAGAAAAAATTTGGGGTTAAGGAGAAGAATATCATGGTTACTGAAGAACAATTAAAAGAAGTGCTTGTTGGCATTTATGAAACAGACTATAAGGATGAACAAACGTTTGAAGAGTACGCAGATGGCTGGGATTTTTGGATTGACAAAGATGGAGACATCTTAATTGAGGGGCGTGGCATGAAACCGATTGACGGAGTTCAAAAAGTAGGTCACGTAGATAACGGGGTGATATATGCTTATTAACACATCACGAGTTGAGATGGTCTTAATGAATAAGGCTATCTCAGCTTATCGTTTAGCAAAAGAAATAGGCATACAAGAGAGCTCTATCTCTCTCTTGAGAAATGGAAAAAAAGACTTTAACAAGTTAAGCCTTGAGTTCGCTATAAGAGTCCAGTCATGGATAAATGAAGGTAATTATTGTTTTAGCTATGATTACAGCGAATTGATTGAAGATTTAGAGGCTGATATAGCTGATGGATTGACAGACGAATATATTTATATTGCCCGTGGTGAATACAACGAAGTCATGGAGAAGTGCATGATTATCGACTATTATTATGATCCTGAAGAAATTGCAGAAGGCGATATTGCTGAAAAAGTCTTGACTAGCTCGGCGCTTGCTGAAATGAAGAAAGACAACGAGATATTTTAATTGAAATGAGGAAGATTGATTTAACAGGCAACATTTACGGCCGTCTGACCGTTATCACAGATGATGGTTCAAGAACTAAGACAGGAAGGGTCTTATGGTTGTGCGAATGCTCTTGTGGTAATAAAGTTCACGTCCAGTCTCAAAATTTAAAGAATGGTCGAACCAAATCTTGCGGATGCCTTAATGACGAGAAGAAGCGTGAGCGATTCAAAGACTTGTCAGGAACTGAAACAGATAACTTCAAGATTGTTGACAGAGCGTATTCTAAGAATCAGCGTGTGTGGTGGAATTGTATCTGTAAGCATTGTGGTCAGAGCGTGATTCTTAATAATAACCTTATCGGTCATCAGACCTCTTGTGGATGCAGACGTGGAGCATCTAAGGGCTATATGGACTCTATTCGGGATCCCGAGAGTCGAAAATCTACGAAACCAACTGCTAGGAGTAGCACTGGTGTTCGAGGTGTCTATTTCAACAAACTAAAGAAGAGGTATCAAGTATTCATCAATGTTGATAAGAAGCCGAAGTATTTAGGCAGCACCTCATCTCTTGAAGAGGCTACGAAAATGCGCCGTGAAGCTGAAGTGGAATATGGTTACAAATAAAACAGTGATTTTTTTCACTGTTTTTTTTCTACGAATAGATAAGTAGGAGGAAGAAAACATGAACGTTTTGAAGATTGAACTTGCGAGCATAGAGCAGACAGAATTAGGTTTTGAACATTGGGTAGATGTGACTTACCAGGGTCCGATTTTGAAAAATAAGTACACGGTCAAGCTATTGCTGTTCATGGAATGCAAGATAGAGGACCAAGAGGTTATCGAGTACTTGATATCGACTTGGAAGTATCGTGATCTCGTGCTGCATTCTGTGCGGATGGATGAGGTGGAGAGAGAAGGGGCAAAAAAGGGGCAAAAATGTCGTAAACGTCTGTAAAACGATGTAAAAACAATTATTTTAAAGATAAAAATACAGCTGATTTTTAAGGCATCGGAACTTGATGTAAATATATGTAATAGTATTTTTGAAAGCAGATGAATTATAAAACCACGGATTGTTGATCCGTGGTTCTTTTCTTATAAACTTGTTGAGTGTTTGGGTTGTACTTTTTGGTCAGGGTCGATGTAGTTGATAGCATTGTTGACGGCGGTTGGTGCTTCACCCAGTCCTGTGGCAATCAAATCAATCTTTCCTTCGTAGTAGCAGCAGTCTCCAATAGCGTAAATACCCGTTTGGCTGGATTCTTGCTTGCTATTGACGATAATCTTATGACGGTTGAGGTCCAGACCCCAATTTTTAAGATTGCCGACAGATGATTTGAAACCATAGTTGACAAAGAGGTGGTCTACCTCGATAGTTTCGGTTTCATCTGATTTGACTTTGGTGATTTCTAGTTTGTCGAGTGTTTTTCCATCTCCGAGAAGTTGGCTAGGGACGAACGGTGTCTTGATGGTTACAGATGATTCTTGCAGGGCTTGCACACTGTGTTCCAAGGCGCGGAAATTATCTCTGCGGTGAACAAGGGTAGTTGGCGCAATTTTTTCAAAAGCTAGAGCCCAGTCCACAGCTGAGTCTCCCCCACCAAGGATGGTTACTTTCTTCCCAGCGTATTGTTGGATATTGGAAACGTGGTAGTGGATATTTTCATAGTTTTCAACTCCATCTAATTCGAGCGGACGTGGTTTGAAGGCACCACCCCCCATAGCAATGATGACTGTTTTGGTCAGGTGGCTTCCCTTGTTGGTTGTGATAGTAAAACCTTGATCTTCTTTCTCGATTTCAAGAACGGTTTCGTTGAGGTGAACAGGTGTTTCAAAGCTATTTAGCTGTTCAATCAAGCGATTGGTCAATTCTTCTCCAGTTAAGTTTGGAAAACCTGGCACGTCAAGGATTTGCTTTTCAGGGTAGAGGATAGCTGGTTGACCACCGAGCTGGGGAAGGGAGTCGATGATTTGGACTTTGGCTTGGCGTAGGTGAGCGTAAAAGGCAGCAAAGAGCCCAACAGGACCGCCACCTACAATGGTAATATCATAGAGTTGAGACAT